AGGATCTGGCCGCGTAGAGCGTCGGCTGCCCGGTGCCCAGGAAGTACTGCATCGCGGTCAGCACGCCGTCAACGATCTCCTCGGGCGAGCTGCTCGCGTCGACCAGGTCGACGTTCACCGTGGTGACGTAGACGTCGCTGTCAGTCAGGATCGGCCGGATGTTGGCCTCGTTGATCTTGTCCGGGTCGGCGACATCCCGGCCGTCCCCGATCAGCACCGCGCGGGCGACCTCTTCGTCCAGCATGAGCCGCATCTCGGCCTTCAGCCAGGCGACGACATCGAAGTCGGTGATGTCGACGATGTCGTCCCGGTCCAGCTTCTGCTTCTTGTAGATCGTCTGCGGGGTGGTGGTCCGCTTGGCGATCGCGAAGAACTCCTCGCGCTTCATCGCGCCCTTGACGTAACCCCGGGCCCTGGCCTCGTCCAGCGTGATGTCGGCCATCATGTTCTTGATCCGCGAGAACGGCGTGTGCCGGGTGCCGGACAGCACGCCATTGACCCAGTCCTGCCGCCGGGAGATCCAGTCCGGCGTGTCGGTGACGGTCTTGGCATCCGGGAACATGTAGTCGATGTTGGTGATGCTGTGGGCGACGGCGAACTCGTCCACGGCGTCCTTGAGGGAGCCGCCCTTCCGGGCCGCGGCGAAGATGCTCTCGAGGTCTGCGTGCGAGAGGACGGCGGCGCCGGGCTGGCCCTGGTCCTGCTCTCTGGTGCTCTGGTCGAAGACGTTACGGGTCACTGGCGGATCGCCTCTCTGCGTGTCGTGGGAAACGGTATCGGTCTGGCCGTCGCTCGTGCTGTCCTGGCTCATCCCGGAGGAAGCGGCGCCGACGAGACCGAAGAGAACGTTCTTCTGGATGTCGTTCATGCTGTCGATGACATCCTGGACGGTCATGTCACCGCCCGCGTTGCCTGCGTTAGGCATGACATTGCTCATGCCGCCGACCGCATGAGTCACAGCCAGTTCGGTTCCCTTAGCCGGGGAAGACGCCAAGGGGTCCGGCTCGTCAGCGTGCATGATCTCGAGGTCGAGATCGAAGGAGATGATGGCCTCGTCTTCCGATTCGGTCACCATCCCGTCTGCATGCTGGAAGTTGATGAAGTCGATACGCGCTCCGGGATTGGCGCCAGCGAGAACCAGGCTGCCTTCCTTGATCACGCCGTGCAGGACGTCCATCCCCTTCTGGACCAGCTGGTTCGCGTAGATCGACAGCCGGGTCAGGTCTCCGTGCCGGACCTGGATCTTCGCGTTCTTCCCGTTCGGGGTCTCGTTGAAGAAGCCCTCGGCGTACATTCCGTCATCCTTGTGTCTGAGGATGAGACGGCCGAGGACGTTGCCGATGTCGGCGTGCTGGTGCTGGTACACGAGCGGGATCCAGGCGCCGTCCTGTTCCTGGAAGGCGTGCTTCAGGATCTTCCGGCCGTCTGTGCACCGCACCTCGTACTTGGTGACATACCCTCTGAAATCAGGTTCTGCTGCCATTTTGACTGTTTACTCCTTGAGATGACGCCGGCCACGGGAAGGGCAGCACCGATGTCTGCTGAGGCTCTGGCTGAGCCTGGGCAGGCTGCGCTGCAGCCCCGTCCGGCGGTGCCGGGATGTTCGGGTTCTGGAGTTTGTTAGCCTTCGGGTCGTCAGACGGCCGCCAGCCGATGACACTGCGCATGTCGTTGGACGAGGCTACCTGGTTCCTGATGAACTTGTCGGTTATCTCAGCGAGTACGCTGACCGGGACGAGCTTAAATGGATCCCGGATGAAGATGATGGCCTGGCCTTGCGACCGTGCCGTCTTGGTCAGGAAGGTTTTTGCCATCGCCTCGCACAGCGCGGCCAGTATCGGCTCAACCGTCCTGTTGTAGTAATTGATCATCACCGGTTCGGCGGCAGTCCCGTTCATGACATCCTCGGTTATGCCGAGCTGGCCGTAAAGCAGCTTGGTCAGCCATTCAACCCGGTTCATCAGGTTGTTCTCAGCCGGGCGGTTCAGCTGAGTGACTCTCTCAGTCCCGTCGATGTAGGCGATTCCGTACTGGGACCCCTTCAGCTGGAACTCGATCTCCTTGCGCCGCCTGTCCGCTTCTGCTCTCTTGACGTCCCCCTTCACTACGTACGGCAGCTGGATGATGATGTCCAGGTGCCCGGATGCGCTCTGCTCGTCAACCGCGTCCAGCAGCCTGAGCGTCTTGATCAGCTGCTGAAGAGTCGAGTTCGGCTCGTTCATGACCGTGTAGAGAGGATTCTCAACAATCGCGACCATGCTCTTCGGCACGATGACGTCCCGCTGGATTCCCATCTTCTGATCGTATGCCCGGATCATGACCTTTTCCGGGTACCATTGCATGATCTGCCCTATTCGCATGGTCACGATGTCGTAGCCGCCGGTTTCCAGCGGGTTCAGCGTCGTGTCCACCGGCAGCAGCGCGATCACGCCCCAGTCGAACATAGACTGGACGGCATCCTGACGGAACATCCGGGCCGGCTGGTCGATGTTGGCCCCGATAGTCAGGCAGTCGTTCAGGTAGCTGTCTATATCCGACTGGTACTGCCTGTTCTCGTCTCGCCGGACATGGCGGATCGGGACTGAGGCCACGTCAATCGCGATCCTGTTGTAGATCGCGGATATGATCGTCTTGCTGCCGCCGAACCGGTATCTCACCTTGCCGGGACGGGACGATGACGACGGGCCAAGTTCCGGATCATTCGAGATCGCGTTGAAGTTGTCATCCTGGTACCTGAACGTGTTCCAGGCGTGCACGACGGCTCTCACGCGTTCAGTGAATCTGCTCAATCCCGCCTCCCTCCTACTCGAAAGAGTCCTTGTTCAGCTTGTACGCCACCCAGGCGTCCATCAGCGCGGCGACGTTGTCGATCTTCTGGTCCTGCCGTTTCTTCAGCAGCTTGCGGTTCCCGTTAGTGTCCTCGAGGGTTATCGCGTTCCCCATCGCCCAGCTCATCAATGCCTGGTCGAAGAGCAAGATCCGCTCGCCGGCGAGCAGCTTGAGCTCGCCGAGCGGGACGGACTCGGTCCGGGCACCCTGCGGGACCTTTTCGACGCCGAACGGGCCGTTCTCCGTCTCCCACCTGATGACGAATTCCTTGGCGTTGTACGGGTCGAAGCCGAACGCCCGGACGTCGTACTCATTCGCGAGGATGAAACGCTCAAGATCCTCGTAAACCTCCATCATGTCCAGCACGGTCCCGTCGAGAACGTGCAGGCTTCCCTCTGCGGTGAACTCGTTGTACTTCACCCGGGCTGCGGCCGGCAGTTTCAGCATCGTCAGGCTCGAGATGTAGCTTCTGGTCTTAACCCCGAACGTTCCGTTGGCTATCGGGAAGAGGAAGGTGAAAGCACAGAAGTCGTCGCCCTGCGACAGGTCGGCTCCCATAGCACACGACATCCGCCAGAACTCGCGCTTGCGGTGCGGGATGGTCTCCTCGTAGGTGAAGAAGTACGTGTACCCCTCCATCGGGATCCCGAATCGCTTGGCCAGGATGTCATTGCGGGTTGACGGCGCCTTCTCCGCCCGCTCGACGTCCAGCTGATAGGTATCGTAGCTGATCGTGATGCCGAGATTCGGATTGGCCTTCAGCCACGTTTCGGGATGAGGGACTTCCGCCAGATCGTCCAGCTTGTAGTGCCAGATCGAGACATGCGGGTTGACGTAGTCACCCCTGAGGATGTCGGCGAGTTCCATTTTGATTGTATCGCCGGCTCCGTTCCGGACGGTCCCCTCGGAGCTGGTGGCGATGATGATGTAGTCCTCCAGCTTCGACGCACCTTGCTCGATCGCTCCGATGACGTCCTCGCGGATGTCGGTGGAGAGCCATTCGTCGACGCTCGAGACTTTCGGCCTTAGCCCCTGCAGCTTCGCCACGGCCATCGGCCGTACCTCGAGGATAGATCCGGTCAGGAAGTTCTCGATTCCCTTCTTGGTGGACGCCAACTTGACCCTGAGCGCCCTGGAGCCGGTTGTGTTCTGCAGTGATCCTTCCGTCAGGAACTTGAAGAGTGGCCCGCGCGCGCGCGTGATGGCGGTCCGGAATGGCGACATCACCTCTTCCGCCTGCTTCATTGTCGGGGCGGTCGTGATCTGGTGAGTCGTGGAAGTGTCGACGTTGAGGAAGTAGCTGTGAATGCACTCGACGTACATCGACTTAGCAGCGCCGCGGGCGACGATCAGGTACTGCTTGTTGACGAGCCGCTTCTTGATCACCTTGCGTTCGTAGTGGCCGCCATGCCCGTCCGCGTTCGGCACGTAGACGCTCCGCTCGACGAAGTAGAACCAGGCGAGAAGGGCTTCCGCCCACAGCTTGAAGCTGTCCAGCAGATAGAGCTCGCTCCCGTCAGTGAGCGTCAGCTCCTTCTCGCAGTACCTGATAAAACCGTCGATTGCGTCTGAGTCGTAGTAGAAGTTCGGATCGGCAATCAACCCGTCGATACGGTTCATCTCGAGAGAGACTTCCCGGTTGACCGGGATTTCGCCGCGGAGTACGGCGGTACGGAACTCGCCGTAGTACAGCGGCACAGCCGTATTCGAGAGGTTCATCGCCTGACTCGCTATCCGCTAGGCGGCATGTCCGCTAGTGCCTGCTCCATCACCGAGCGGATCTGGTGCAGTTGCCGCTTGGCATGATCGTTGATTGCCAGCGGGTAAACCGACTGGTCCAGGAGCTCCGTGACGGCCGCGTAAGAGTCCAGGATCCAGTTCACCGCTGAGTCGCTGAACTCCATGCTAGGCGGAGGAACTACCGGGACAGGCTCTGGAACAGGTTCCGGAACAGGCTCTGGAGCAGGTTCCGGAGGAGCAGGAACCGGAAAGGGCTCCGGCGCCGGAGGCTCCGGAACTGGCTCTGGAGCCGGTACGGGCTCTGGAGCTGGAGGCTCCGGAACTGGCTCTGGAGCCGGAACGGGCTCCGGCGCCGGAGGCTCAGGAACTGGCTCAGGAGCCGGTGGTTCCGGAACGGGCTCTGGAGTCGGTACGGGCTCTGGAGCCGGGACGGGCTCGGGAGCCGGAACGGGCTCAGGAGCCGGTGGTTCCGGGACGGGCTCTGGAGTCGGGACGGGCTCGGGAGCCGGTGGTTCCGGGACGGGCTCTGGAGTCGGAACGGGCTCGGGAGTCGGAACGGGCTCTGGAGCCGGCGGTTCCGGAACGGGCTCTGGAGTCGGAACGGGCTCGGGAGTCGGAACGGGCTCTGGAGCCGGCGGT